TAGTTTCAGCAGATACAAATGATGCTGGAATGCCTACTGCTCTAGCAATTTCAGTTGCAAGATATTGGCGGGCTTCATTTAATTGTAATTTTTGTGGATCAAAGCCTAAAGCGTTTAATTCCACATCGGCATTTAGAAATGCAGTTGCTCTGGTATTTCTTGCAACCTTCCATGACTCTAATAATTTTGTAATTCGCTCAGGAGTTAAATTTGTACCATTTGACTTTAACACCATTGTAGGAACTGGCTCTTTGGCGTATAATTCAGCAGCTTTTTCTAATTCTTGCGCAGCTCTAATTGTGCGACCTGCTCTGTTCAATACACCTTCATCTAATCCACTAAATACAACTAATGATCCAATACCTGATGGTGGCACATGTAATCCATCAACCATATATGCAGTAATTTCAGTTTGATTTGCATTTAGATTGTAAGTAACACGATCAGGTGCAACTCTTGTCCAAGCACGAACTCGGCTGTTATCAGATGCAGCATAAGAATCTAATACTTGACCATAAGCCACGCCATGAAATAATAAATCCTCAGCAATCCAAGCATAAATGGCTGATCCGGCAATTCTTGGATCTGGCTGCATAATTACGCGGTTTGGATCTAAATGTTCTTTTGTAAAGTGATTATAAGTTTCTAAAGGTAAAGATCCAATTGTTGAACAAATTATATTTCTTGCTCTTGCAACTGATGGAACTGACATCGCTTGTTCACGCGTTGCTGTTTGTGCGCCATAAAATAAACCGCCAACAGCAGATTGTAAATTGTAAGGTGTATTAGCTGCTGCAACATCAACAGAATTTGCAGGAACTTGATTAGTTAGAAATCTATCGAATAATCCCATTAGCACATAATATACCATAAGTCCGATTTATCCGACTTGTATGTCTATCTCTGTTTCTACTTGTGTCGCAAAATAACTTGCTAAAGCAGATGCCACAGCTGCACAAACCGCGACTCTACTTGCTCTCCTACCGATGATCCATGACCCATCCCCATAGGGCAGTTTCGCAGCGGATAGTGTTTGCTGGGTCAGTTCCTCCTGACCACCATGCTGTAATCGATGGGAATTGATTGCGCCTAACCACCGATCGCATGATTCAGCATATATCGCCCCATCCATATCTGTAATGGGAATTCCAGCAGGAACTAATCGACTAGCGATAGCTTGTGCAGTCCTTTTGGAATATGCGACAGTCTGAACATTATATTTTCTTACATACGGAGCAATATCATTTGCAACTGCCAAATCATTTATTGAGTAATCATTTGACCATGTATGAAGTAAAACCAAATTAAACTTTTCTCCCGGTAGTTTTTGAGTAGCAGTTAAAGCTCCAAATTTACGATCAGGGCTAAGATCTAATCCAAACCAAGTAGGTTTGTCAGGGTCAAGTGGTATAGGCTCAACTTTACACATATTCCATTTTTGTGGATCAATTGCGCTGTTTATTGTATCAACCCATTGTGTCAGGATTTCAGTTCTTACAATATCTGGTGGATCATTGATTGCAGCCAAGATATTATCCGGATGAATTGTTATTCCTAAGGATGGGTTGGCTTGAGCAAATGCAGACCAGTTAATCTCGCCAGACGGAAGTGTTATTGGCGCATCCGGTTCAGCACTCCACTCAAACCAACCAATCGGATCGTTGGTCGTAGCTGATGCCAACGCCCTCTCGCGTAATTTGTTTAGAATTATTGAATGTTGATCTCCAGCAGATGAATAAACCCACACTTGCGGATTCTTAGCACTCATCATTGAATAACGCATTGATGACCATGCATCCTCGTCTTTGTATTCTCTCAATTCGTCCATGTGGATTGTTTCAGGCTTACTCAAACCTCTAGCTGCATTGTTGGCTGCTTTTACAACAAATCGCCTATTGCCAAATAACTCTATTTCCTCTGCACCATGTTGCCAGCGTATTTTCTTAACTTCCTTTTCTAATTCAGGATGGGTTTCAATTAAGCCTACAATCTGTCTAAATGTTTCAAGTGATGTTGTAAGCCTATGAGCGGATGCAAGCTGTAAGCCCTCACCCCAAACAAACATGCCAGTTAATATCCGGAGCATCATGAGTGTACTTTTTCCATTTTGACGACTAAGGCACAAACCCACCTCACTTGTTGCCCATCTGCCATCTGGCTTAACTTTATGACCATGTATTGCTACAAACTTTTGCCAATCCATAAGCTCTATACCAAGTTGACTTGCAAAATCGATCATTTCCTGACCTTTAGACGGCAAATCATTGAGTTTTGAGCAAATACGCGGAGTCTGCACACCTCCTAATTTCGATTGTGGCAGATTAAGCACGATCGCTTCTTTTTCAGTCATGACGATTTCGATTGAGTCTGATCGTGGGCGATCGAAGTGTTTTGTGGGTTAGAAACCAACAGGGGGGTCGGTGGTGTCGGTGCGCTCACAAAAAAACGCCCACCCTTCGAATAATTACATCTAGTGCATGCAGCTACAAGATTATCCATCGAATCATTACCGCCTTTGCTTCGAGCCAATAGATGATCGACAGTCGTAGCATCTTGTCCACAGTAATAACATGAGTATTGATCTCTATGTAATACCTTTGCTCTTATCTTACGCCAATGATAAGTAGATCCAGTAGATCGCAAGGCTGATCTAGCCATCAATACCATCCCTTAGCTTTATGGTGTGCGAGCGCTGTGCAAGCGCATCCATTGTATCTATGATTAATATACTTTAATCCTTGATCTATCTGTTTAATAGGATCTTTTTCTTTAGAGTTCAATACTTGAAATAGTCCTGATGCACTTGATCTTTTGTTCTTGGCTTTGTAGTTCCAACGCGATTCTTTCCATACAATCTCATCAAGACAATAAAATTGCTCAAAGTTGTAATTCATCTTATGAAATGTAATTTGCTTTAATGTATTAACTTTATATTCTTGAGATTGTGCTATATCAAATGCAAAAGTTTGTAAAACAAACAGAGCTCCCCCGACTAGCCAGCACCTCGCGAGCTGAGCCTTACGGGCTCGCGTTTTTGCCTTTGGGGCAAATACTTGCCTAGAGCGTATCATATGATTCCAAATCATCTAGCAAAACCGCAGGTCAGACGGCATGTTACGATTCTGTAATCATCTTCATCTAACCAAGTGTCTGAATAACCTGCCTCACTCATTTAGTCTTACCAGCCCATCCATCGCCCTTAAACACCAACCCGACTGTCGAGTAGATTCTGGTCATGTCTAGCCCACACTTAGGACAATTCATGCCGCCATCATCCTCTTTGTAAGTTCTATGGACTGACCCATAAGTGCCGCATTCTTGGCAACCATACTCATATGTTGGCATCATATTCTCCAATCAATAAGCAAGTATGACAGTCGAGACCACTAAACTGCCACGACCCACAGCTATCACATCGACTAACTGCATTATCTGATTGGCGTTTCAAGACCTGTTCAGCATCATTCTTTATGCCTACACAGCCACAATCCCGGCATTGATAAAGCGAATGACCTACTGGCTTATCTTTCCATTCGATCTCAATAAACTCAGTTGGTCGCTTGCAGCCATTACACTTAAACTGGATCACGATTTATAAGCTCATGGCATCTAAAACATGTGCCATTCTTAAACACACGATCATCGCCACATGCTTCACATTTGATTATTGATTTAACCAAGTGTGCGCCATTGTCATCTAGTTCGACAGTCCAACCGCTGCCATCAATAAACGCTATGTATCCCACTATTCCACCCCCTCAAAGTAAAATTTGCCTTTAGCTGTCATCTTTGCCCAAATAGCATGTTCCTTATTTGATGCCTTGCAAACATAGCCATAATAAGGCTTACCAGTTTTGGCAACACCTTGCTTCAAGATCATGCCATGTTCACACATTGGCGGCTCTTTTGGCGTTGTATGACCGACTGCATCAACAGCATCTGCAATAGTCCATTGTTGCGGATCATCGACTTTGTTATCTACTGCAAATGAAGCTCTTAAAGCATCCTCAATTGCTGCTGATTTAGTGCCAGGCGCTCCGTATCGCCTTTCCTGTAATTTTTTTTCGTATTGATTTGGCTCGGCATTATTTACCTTAGCCATTTCCTCTCTTGAAGCGCGTTTGCCTTTAGCTGCGAAACCAGCATTTGCGAGCGCACGACCGATCGCTGAAGTCTCACAATTCTCCAATGCAGAAGTGCTATTAACACCCTTTTCTGTAATTGTTTCAAACGCAAGCCCAGTCGCACATGGCTTTGCGTCAACCTCTGTTTTGAATAATTTAGCAAATACAATGAATCTAGTGTTTGATGCCTCGACAAGCTCTGTTTCCACTCTGGAATCTGGGAATTTGTCATACCATTTCTCCAATCTTGTTTCTACTGTTTCGTAATCTTGTAAATTAAACATTATTGCTCCCATTCAAAATCTTTGTCTTGGACTGCTTCGAGCACAGTTCGATAGATGCTGCTGTATGCAACAAGGTCTTTGACTGAGTCGTAATGATCTGGCGACTCACTAAGCCTAGACACCTTGACCAACGCCATACATAACGCAGCTTGATGTGGTGTGATTGGCATATCGAGATACGCAGACCAGAGTCCGGCAATTCGCTTGTGATTGTAGTATGGGTGTCCATAGATACGACCGCGATTTTGAATCGTAACAATGACTTCATTTAATAAATCCTCAGTTTTTGTCATAATCAAAAACCTGATCTAATTTAAGTTTTTGAATTTTGGCTTGGTGATCTATGCAAGACTTCCAGCCAGCTGATCGACCAGCCCAATAACCATTTTGATAATGCTTATCCATGCGCCATTCATCTAAGAAATATGACGCTAGACCAATAATGCAGCCTATGATAAATCCGTAACCTACAAGTTCCATGTTCGCTCCCTAATACCAGACGGATGTCTGATACAGAAAGTATGGCTTAAAGCAAGGACACTCGCTTAACTACTTACGGCGTGTTTTATAACGATTAGATAACGCCAAGATCCTCAAAATTATCGATATGGTCATCAATCGTGCGTTCGTGATAATCGGTTTCACGCCCCATAAGACTTCCTATTATAAGTAAAGCTGCCATCTTTGTTTATTGGGATCATGGTTAGGGTCATATTTTTGCCATTCCACTCAAGCACAGCGATACCCATTTGCCAATTTGCGAGTCCTTTTGTGTAACTGGCTTTGGCGCGGTTCATAAGGTTGCCTACCTCTAGCCCATAAAGGGGTCTATAAGCCCCATACAGCCCCTCTGAGTAGGCTGACATACCTAGCCTATGGGTATGACCACAAACCACGCTCTTTCCTGCCTTTTTGGCAAGATTTAGGGCAGTCTGTCCAGCGTTAGGATTCATGTTGCCTTCATCGCCATGAGCCAAGATCCAGCCTTTTTCAAATTCATAAAATTGTTTATGGAAGGTTATGCCTAAATCATCGAACTGCATGAACTTGGCGTATTGCAACTCAGGCAGGCTAATCAAGCCCGGCACTTTTAATAGTGTGTTGTAAAGTCTATCTGTATGGTTTGATCTAATTATGTGAGCTTCCTTAGCATTCTCAGTTAAAGCCCAAAGGATTTCTTGAGTTGCTGTCCTATCATCATCAAGGGTTTGTTGAT